TGATAATGATTACTGGGACAATATCCCCGACCTCGACCTGCCGGGCGGCAGGCGGCAAAAGAAAAGGCCGCCCGCCGCCAATGAAGACGTTGTCATTTATACGAAGGTCAGGTGCCCGAAGTGCGGAAGCGACAAGTGCCCGGTCTATGACAGCAGCCATCTGCCTATCAGATATCACAAATGTTCCGACCCGAATTGCGGTTACACGTTCAAGAGTATCGAGGAAAATTACAAATCGTCTTGAAAAATTATTTTACCTCGAATTTTACGAAATTTTTTGATATTTATTTTGCACTAAAACCATTGTTTTTCGCTCAAAAACACGCATTATTAAAAATATTTTAAGAACACCTGAATTTTATGATTGACAAAAACCGATTATAGTTATACAATTACAATAGAATTGATAATTAAATAATGGACTTTGAAAGGATCGAAAAATGAAACGCACAAAAGTACAAATCGAAAGGCAGACCCAAAAGGCATATCTTGTATCTGATAATTCCGGCCGCAGAGGCTGGATCCAAAAAAGATGGCTGTCAGCCGATAATACCGTCGCTGAAAAAACACTCGTCAAGGCCGATGAGAATTGCAGGGCGAGGCAGGCCGCATACTCCGAGGCGAAGGTCCATTCCGAATCCTTGCACGCGATCACAAAAAAGGTCAGGGAGACCGAGAAGGCCCTGGCGGTCGAGGTAATATTGGAATTTTGCGACGTCGAAAAAATAGTTGACAAGATGATCTGGATTCCGAAGTCGCTCGTAAAAGACAACTCGGTGCCCGGCTGGTTCATCGTGAAAAAACTCAACGAGCTGCTCGAAGAATACCGGATGAACTTCAGCCGCTTCGGAAGCGTTATGATCGATTCGGTCGGAGTCGCCGATTTCGATAGCTGTTTTGCAATGTAAACATTATTTTGAAGGGGTCGAAAAATGAAAACCGAAACGAAAGAAAGAATCTGGGAAAAGGCAAAAGCGGCAATATTGGCCGGTGACGTCAGCTTAAAGTTTATACGCCTGATCGGCGACCGCCTGGCTGCTCCACATCCTGTTTACGGGTTCAGCCCGTCTAATATTATGTTCCTGCCTGATGAAGTGACTCAATTGGCGGGCGGCGATTATATCGCGGCGTTGAAATCCGCAAGAGAAGCTGAATTAAAAAAGAATGCAGAGCATTTTCGTAAAGCGCGTGAAATTGAGGAAAAACAGAAGGCCGAGCATCGTGACGATAGGGTATGGGGATTGACTGGGGTTTATTTAGAAGAATCGACAGGTCCCCGGTGGACTCTGCGAGAGCTTGAGGCGTTTAAAGATTGGAGCGGTTATTTGAAATTGGAATACCCCGCCAGGGGCGAAATACACTTCACGCGATTTGCGGCGGACGGCAGTGACATTATCGAATCTTTCGATGAGTCGGCAAGGTGGGAAGATGTGTGCAACGATGGCCCGCCATACAGCAGTTATAGAGATTTTGTTCGAGAGCTTGAAAAATATACGAAACAGGCCGAACAGCCAACAATCGATGAATTATTGGAAAAGATTGATTTATTTTAAGCATTTTTCGATCAGGCCTCTTGCCTCGTAGGCGGGGGCCTGGTCTTTATAAAGGATGAATGAGCAATGATTGATTTTCGCAAAGAAATCAAAGCACGCATGAAAAAACAAAAGATCAATACCCCCGAACTTGCCAGGCGGGCCGGCCTTAACGCCCAGACCATGTATAATTATCTTGCCGGCAAAAGCGAAATGACGACCGCCAACCTGGAAATCATTCTTGAAATTTTGCAAGTAAAAAAGTTGGCTTAATATTATTTTTTAAGGATAAACGATATGAAAGAATTTAGATTTGCGTGGAACGGCAGAGTTTACAGCAAAAAAGAGACTAATATGATATTGGTGACAATGATTGCGGCAATTGTACCGGTGATAATTATTGCCGTTGTTATCTGTGATTTAGTTGAGAAATTGAGGTGATATTATGGCCGCTTGCGGAAGTGATGAATGCAAAATAAAACATGAAATCGAAAAACTGAGTACCGAAATCAGGGACTCTATGGCCGAGAGCAACATCGAATTGGATGACGAGGGGACCGGGGAGCTCAGGGAAATATTGACCGAGTTCAGCAAGTCCGGCAATGAAAAGGAAAAGATAAAAAACTGACGAAGTTTATTGTTAGACAAATGATAGCAAGGCCGCTTGTCAAAAAAGTTATGGCGGATTTTAGGGAAGGAGTTTTTATCTAATGGACAAGTTTAACAGGCATTCGTTTATGAAGATGTAATGAGGTGTGAAATGTCAATCAAATATTATGATCACTTTAAAGTTAAATTACTGAAATTGATAAACCAAAACCCGCCTGATGAGACAAAAACGAAATCAAAGATAAAAATCAGGGGCATGGGCAAAAACTTATTTTCTTTATATGTGAACAAATGCATGCATGGACATCCGTTGATTTTTAAAAACGGGATACCATTCTGCGTCACCTGCGATGAGGAAATCAATCTATATCAAATAAGATCAAGATTCGATAGCTGGCTTATAAATAGAAAAGCGATGGCCCGAAGAGGCGTTAAGATAGAAAGCTTTAGAGAATACGCGAAAGGATTCTGCGGAGAAGAAAGACTTTGATTTTAATCGAAGAAAGGTAAAATAACAAAAGGGAGGTATCAATATGGAATTAAGCAGACGCGGATTTATGAAGATGTGCGGCATTGCGGTTGCAGCGCCTGCGGCACTTGTAGGGGTCGGCGGCCATGACAAAAAATTATACGCCGCCGATCTGCAGCGTATAATGGCACGGATAAAGGCTGAATCGATTCGCACGGTTACTTACAATGTAACCCTGTCGGATGACAATCACAGTTGCCCAATCGATTGGCTTAGATTTACGGTATTAAAATGAATCATTTAGCAAAAGAAACAAGGCAGCTTTAGGCTGAAAAAGCTGATTCGGCCCATATTCTACCTGCCTTAAAGGCCGAAAATAAATTTTCACCTTATTACTAATTATTAGTAATCACCCCCTTTACGGCTAATCTTCATATCACCGATACTGATAATATGCAGACGGCAATCGAGACAATCGAAGAGATAGTCGGTGATATCGAGGACATTCAAAGGAAGATCCTTTCGATAGAGGCGTCCGCCGGCGAATTCACCGAAAAGCAAGCAATGGCCAAAGACAACGCCTATAACGGGCTCGAATGGTTTAAGGGCTATAGTATCGACCGATTCAAAAGGGCATTCAAAGAGGAGGACAGCTAAATGGCAACGTTGGCTGAGCAGCTTGCTTCGGTCCAGACGGCGATATCGAATGTAGAGTCGAAGGGCCAGTCGATAACGGATGGCGACCAGACCAGGATAAATGCGCTGCTGGCAACGCTGTATGCACGCGAGGAGAGACTGCTTAGAAAAATCGACCGGGGAGACCGGGGAAGGATTACTTTGGCAGAATCCTAAATGCTTTATGATAGCAAAGACGAAGAACATTTTGAGGCGGACATCTGAGAAGCTCGATGACTTCGTCGGGGTGTTCTCGCCGAAGGCGGCCTTCAACAGGAAAAAATTCCGGTTCGGCTACGATGTTCTCGACAGTCACCGGCTCCGCAAAAAGAGGACGAGGCTCGGGGGGACCGGCGACCAGCAGCTCACCGAGATCGGCCTGGCCGGGCTGCGGGACATCTGCCGCGACCTCGGCCGCAACAACGCCCTTGTCAAGGGCATTCTGAGAATAGAGGCGACCGGCTGCGTCGGGACCGAGACCAGGATACAGGCCCGCTCCTCGGATGAAGGGTGGAACGAGGCGGCCGAGCAGCTCTTCAGGGAGCGGTGCGAGATGCAGCCGTTCGACGTCACCGGCAGATATACGTTCCACAAGCTCCTGAAGAACGCGTTCTACAGCTACCGGCGGGATGGTGACATGTTCGTGCTGTTCACGCCGGACGGACCGCAGGCGATAGAGGGCGAGCAGGTGGGCACGCCCTTCGGGGCGCCGAAGCCGGTTAATTACGATATAACCAACGGCATAGCCGTTAGCAAAAAGACGCAAAAAGTGATCGGCTACTACGTCGGCAGCCCGAACAAGTGGGGCTATATTAAACCCGGCTCTTATAAAAAATACTCATCGGATTATGTTCAGCACGTATTCAATGCCGAGCGGTTCAGCGCCTCGCGCGGCGAGCCGGCCCTTACATCGAGCGTCAACTGGATCGATATGCTCTGCATGTATATCGACGCCGAGCTGGTCGCCGCCAAGGTAAACGCCTGCTTTCCGATGATGGTGATAACAGAGGACACCAGCGGGATGCCCTCGGCCTTCCCGCACGGTGTCAGCTTTACCGGCTACGCCGGAAAGGAAGAGGCCGAGCGGCCGCTGGAGAATGTGGTGGCCGGCCAGATATGGCACGGCTCGACCCCCGGCGAAAAGGCCGAGGCCATAGGCTCGACCCGGCCTGCTTCGGCGTTCGACCCGTTCGTATTGAGGATGCTGTCGATAATAGGAAGGCCGATGTGCATGCCGCTCATGCTGATTACGGGAGACTTCTCGGGCGCTACGTTTATGAACGCCCGGATAGCGTACCAGGAGGCCAGGGACAACTGGAAGGACGAGCAGAACCTTGTGATAAGGCCGCTGGCAAGAAGGATATGGCTCTGGCAGGTCCGCAAATGGATAGAAGATGACGAATTGAAAGACCGCGAGGACTGGTACGCATGCGAGGTGATGTGCAAACGCTGGCCTTACGTGGACCCGTTCAAGGAGTCCATGGGCGATAAGCAGGACCTTGCCAACTTATCCACGAACCATAGCATAATATGCGCGAGGCAGGGCCTCGATTTTTACGATGTGAACGAGACGCGGGAGAAAGAGGAAAAGTACCTGAAAGAAAAGGGACTCGGCCAGGCGATTGAAAAGCCGGCGGTCCCGAAGAAAGATGGTGACAATAATGAGTGACAATAGCTTACATGCCTCTAAGGCGCCGAATAACACCGCGCCTTCGAAGGCTTTCTTATTCAACGAGCATGAGCAGGTCTGTTTCGCCGACGGCGGGGAAAATAACAGTTTCAAGATGATTGGATATTCCGGCGGTATAATCAAAGACCACTGGCTGTGGGGCAATATCGCCTTCGACCTGACGGGCCTGAAGTTCGCCAAGAAGAAAATGCCCGTACTCGAGGAGCATTTTACGACCAGCAGGATCGGCTTTACCACTAAGCAGGAGATTGCCGATAAGGTGACGGTCGAGGGCGAGTTCCTCGATAACGATAATGCGGCATCTCTCAGGGCCGACATGAAAAAGGGATTTCCCATGGAGGCATCGCTTTACGTGCCGGCGACGGTTGTCGAGTACGTCAAAGAAGGGGCGAGCGCCGAGGTGAACGGCCTGACTCTCAAAGGGCCGGGTACGGTGTTCCGCAAGGCGAACATCAAGGAAGTTAGCATGTGCGTATTCGGGGCGGACAGCAATACAGAATCTTCGGCTTATGCCGACGATAATGAGCATAACGTAAAATTCAACCTTATTAAGGAGGCCGATATTATGGCTGAGAAAACAGAAAAATTAACAATCGAAAAATTCACAGAGCAGTACCCGGAGTTGCACAAAGAACTGAGCGAGAAGGTAAAGGCCGAGGGGCTGGCGGAAGGAAAAAAGAGCGAGCAGGACAGGTTCGCTGAGCTCAAAGACGCCTGCGGCAATGACAGCGGGCTTCTTGTCGAATGTTTTTCAAAGGGGATGACGACGGGCGATGCGCTGAAGATGCGGGCCGAAAAAGCGGAAGCGGCCAATACGAAGCTCGGCGCCAGGGTCACTGAGCTGACAAAAAAGAAAATGGACCCGGCAGTGACGGAGTTCAGCGATACGGCGACCGAGCCGGGCAAAGGTGAGAAGTTCGACGAGAAAACGGCCACCGACGAGCAGCTCAAAGAGCATTTCGCAAAGACCCGCGACGTGCAGGACCGGTTCAGCTCGGCTGAGGCTTATATCGCCGCCGTTCGACATCCTCAGAAAAAGTAAACGGGCCGGCGGACCGGAATCGAGAGACCGTTAATTAATTACGAACTTTCAATATGAATATTTTTGAATAAGGAGAAAAACCATGACTTTAGGAACACAAATACCGCTGACGATTATTCGCGGCGAGCTGAGCGAATATAAAGCGGCCGCGGTCGATATGGCCGAGGGGGCGATTCTCGGAGACAACGGCTCCGGCTACGCCCGCGAGCTCGTGGCCGGGGACCTGTTCATCGGCCATTCCATGCAGGACGTAGAAAATTCGGCCGGCTCGGACGGGGACATGACCGTCCAGAGAATTCGGGGCCGGTACCGTCTCGAGGTGACGATTACAGGCATTGCTGTTACCAACGTCGGGGCCGTGGTCTATGCCTCCGGCAGGGCCACATATACATTAACGATGGGCTCGAACAGCCGCGTCGGTATAGTCGAAAGATACGTCGCTGCGAATACGGCCATTGTCGAATTTCAGACGACGGAGGTGCCCGACCTCTACGCTTCGATAGCCGACTCGGCGCGAGGGCGGGCCGCGACGGCCCTGCCGACGGCGGCGATATGGAACAATTTCAATCTTTACGAGATGAGGATGAACCCGCTGGCAGGCTCGCTTCTGGAGTGCGACTTCACGCACGGCGAGAACGCCCCGGCCGACCAGTTCCTTGATTCCGCCTCGGTCCTCGACGTGATTCCGGGCACAGCCGGTGAAGGGGCCCTGACATTATTTACCACGACCGACAACGAGGCCGCCGAGGTTCAGTGGCCGAGCTGCCCGATTACATCGAGCGGCGGGGTCGCCTGGGCGTTCGAGGCAAGAGTCAAGGTCAGCCAGATCGAGAACACCGAGGCCGGATGGTTCCTCGGCCTTATGGCCGGCGACGGGGTCCTGGCGGGCGATTTGATAGCGGACGCTGCGACCCTTTCGGACGTCGGGGCAATCGGCTTCCAGAACAAGGAGGCGGACGGTGACATTATCGACCTCGTTTACGACAAGAACGGCCAGACACAAAACGAGCACGATGACGACTACCACACTCTTGTCGCCGGCGCTTACGTGACGCTGGGATTGTATTACAACGGTACGACGATACAGGGCTATCTCAACGGAGTAGCCACGGGCACTGCGATTTCTGCGGAGGATATCGCGGCGGCGGACTTCCCATCGGCGGACGTTCTCGTACCGACCCTTTGTATGAAGTCAGCCACGGGAGCCGCCGATGTCACCGTAACGCTCGACTGGATACGGGTCGCACAGCTTGCGGCATAAAATATTGAAAAGTTAAGATGTTATCTGCCTATAAGGCAGACGGGTTCACCTTTCGACCGGCCAGTTGAAAGGTGACTAAGAATAAAACACGGCTGTTAGGAGCCTAACCTTCTAACGGCCGTTTTTTATTGCCCGGAAATAAGTGGATTAGCGAATTGAAAATAAGATCTGAAATTATTAAGGAGAACATAAAATGAGATACATAACTGCTCAGGGCGTAAGAGGAGAGTTTTTTCTGCGCATAGCCACGGCGATGGCCGAATGGATCGACCTGCTGTCGATTCCGTTCGACAGCGATTCGGCCCTCGAAACCTACGCATGGCTCGGAACGCCTCCGGGACTTAGCGAGGTCAAGGGCGAAAAGAGAGGGGAGGAGGCGGCCGAATATTTCTATCAGATCCGCAACAGGGTTTACGAGGGCGGCCTGAATATCAAGCGGGAAGACGTCGAGCGGGACAAGACCGGACAGGTAATGGCCCAGGTCGGTGAATTCGCAACACGGTGCGTAAATCACTGGGCCGAATTGATGAGCACGTTGATGCTTGCCGGGACGGGAACGACGCTTGGCAAATGCTACGATGGCGCGAATTTCTTCAGCGCCGCGCACGGAGAGCGTAAAAGCGGCACGCAGAAGAACCTTCTCGTTTACACCGACATACCGGCCTTAAGCATCGTGGCGGCGGCCACACCGACTGCGACAGAGGCCGTTAAGGCGATTCTGGGCGTTATTACACACATGCTCGGCATTGTCGATGACCGGGCCAAGCCGATGAACGAAAACGCGAAGAATTTTCTCGTTATGACAGGCCCTTCCCTTTGGATGTACCTGGTCCCGGCCATTGTCAATCAGACGATAAATCAAGGGGACACGAACACGATAAAATCGCTTCAGCAGGACGGCTTTAACGTTCGAGTGGCGGCCAATCCCCGCCTGACCCATACGGTTGAGTTCGAGGTGTACCGGACCGATGCGCCTTTGAAGCCGTTCATCCGCCAGGAAGAGATCCCTCTCGAGGAAAATCTCGACGTGTTCGGGCCGGAAAGTGAGCACTATCGCCTGAACGACCAGATGCTCGTAAAGGCCTATACCCGCCGGGCGGTCGGTTACGGACGCTGGCAGTATGCTGCTCATGCGACCCTGCATACGACTTAAGCGGTTTTTTTAGTGAGAGTTTAACTTGTCCGGACATGGCCGGCCATCACCTGCGACCGGCCGTGTCCGGCCGTTAATCACAATGAAGGCGGACGGATATATGGCTGAGGTCGAAAAAGCGGACATACAGAAGCTGCATGAGCGGCTCGATAAAATGACGGAAAATTTTCTTATGCCGATAAACGTGTCCGTCGGGAAATTAGAGCAGCGGTTCGAGGACCTGAAAATCCCGCTCCAGCCGTGCAAGACGTTAAACGACCACCTGAGCGAGCATCGAAAGAGCAGGAACATCTGGCAGGGCGGGATAGTGGGGTTCGTGCTGGGGCTGATGAAGATGGGAATCGTCCTAGCGGCCGGATACCTGTTCGGGAAGAAATTATGAAAACGTAGAGGTGATTTAATGCTGAATAAACACTGGAAGCTGCATTTTGTCAACGAAACCGGTCAGACAATGACTTTAGCAGAGGGCGCTCTTATCGATGTCAGGATAATGCCGTGGAAATTGGTTAACGGCGTTTTGACTTACGGAACTGTAATTACCGAAGATTTGGGACAGACCGCCACCATTGCCGATGGTGCTGTTACCGCAGGAGATGCAGTAGATAATACGTCCAACTTATATTGGGGTGCTATCGGGACTGCCGAAATAACGCATGACCTCGCTGCCGCCCTCGGGCAATGCAGAATATATTTGGAAAGCTGCGACGATAACACAAGCTGGCCTTCCTCCGCCTCTGATTTTGTAGTAACAGACTTACAGCAGGTCTGCGTTATTCCTATCGCCAACTCCGCAGTTGATAAGTCGAGGAGCAGGAACTTTGTACTCTAATTTACAGTCATATATCGCAGACAGAAAACCTCCGCTCGGAGCGATACGGAATCCCTATTTGCCGATAAATCAGGGTTTGGCCGGTGACTGGCTGATGAACGAAGGGGCGGGCAATACCGTTGCCGATTTGAGCGGGAATGGGAATACGGGGACTTCATCAGGTGATTTTTCCTGGAGTTCTGGAAAGTACGGTGCTTCAACAGTTTATGGTGGGACTAACGGTTATTTGGCTTTGAGCAAAGTTATATCACCAACCTCGTTACCATTTACCGTTATTGCTCATATTAAGCCTGATTTATCACAGAGTTTTCTGATTGTAGATTCCGATGGTTCTAATTATTATTTCGGATTTTGGTTCTTTGTATATACGACAGGTATAATTGATTGTAGCTATGGTGACGGTGGTGGGCCTGAATCCGCAAACAGACAGTCTGCTAAGAGTGCTGCGTCAACAGTTGCCAGTGGTGAGGATTGTGTTATTGCCGTTGTCTGTCGAGGGGCCTCTGATTTTAGCATTTACAAGAATGGTATTAGTCTTACTCCGACCTATTCTGGTACGGGTGGAGCTTATGTTGCAGGAACAACAGCAGGTACTATTGGCCGTTTCAATTCAGCCGGGTCATTATATTATGGTAAGGGTAATATCGATTTCGTCTATGTTTTCAATCGTGCCCTCTCTGCTTCTGAAATAGCCTTACTCTCCCGAGAGCCGTTCTGCGGTTACAGGTGGCCGAACATTATCGAGCTCGCGGCTTATGCAGCGGCGGCCGAAGGAAGCAGTGTTGCAAAAATAATGCAGCAGATGAATCAATTCAATGGGGGGCAGGCGGCATGAGACCAATCAAAAAAGGTTCTACCGACCAGTCTGTTGTTATTCGTATTATAGACAGCACAGACGGCACTCCGGAAAACGCCGTTGTCTGGAATACTGAGGGAATTGACCTCTGGTATCGCAGGGAAGGAGCGGTCAAGGTGAGCATTACGGAGGCGACACTTGCCACCCTCGATGCCGCACACAGTGACGGAGGTTTCCTGTTTATCGGGGATGGTTACTACCGGCTCGACCTTCCGGATGCGGCCGTTGTAACCGGAGCCGACGGTGTAATGGTGGGCGGGACGGTAACGGGGATGATTGTAATCGGCTGTTATGTTCCGCTTGTCGATTTGGATCCTTATACGGCCCTGGCCTCTCAGACGGTCGGGACCTGCACGACAAATACGGACATGCGGGGGACGGACGGGGCCAATACGGTTGTCCCCGACGCCGCCGGAACGGCGGCGGCTCTGCATGGTATAACGGACGGCAAGGTGGACGGCGTTCAGGCCGATGTTACTGCGATAGCCGGTGACGTAGTTAATATAGACGGTGATTCGATGCGGGGGACGGACGGGGCCAATACGGTTGTCCCCGACGCCGCCGGAACGGCGGCGGCTCTGCATGGTATAACGGACGGCAAGGTGGACACCTTACATAATTTATCGGCGGCCGATGTCAATACCGAAGTTGATACCGCCCTTTCGGATATTCACCTGGATCATTTACTTGCTTCTTCCTATGATCCGGCAAGCAAGCCCGGTGCTGCGGATGCCCTGCTTAACGAGATAGTTGAAAATGATGGCGGGATTTCGCGGTTTACACAAAATGCGCTCGAGCAGTCACCGAGCGGCGGAACAAATCCCAACGTTCTAATCAATACTACAATTGCAGGCATTATTTCACAAACGGAATTTTCATTGACCGCGGGATCCAATGACGATGATGCGTACAAAGACCAGGCAATTGTTCTTTACGATGCTTCGGACAGTGATTATCCGAGCATAAGAAAGGCCACGGCGTATGTCGGAAGTACAAAGACATTGACTATAGATTCGGCGCCGGACTTTACCATTACCGGAGGTGACGGTGTAAACGTATTTGTAACGGCCCCCGGGACAACGGCACCCACAACGGCTGAAATCGTCGCCGCATGGCTCGCGGCTACAGGAGTAACCGAAGGCGGCACGTGGACGCTTGCCAAGCTGCTGAAGGTCAAGGCGGCCCTGGCGGCGGGTAATATTAAAGATAAATCCGGCGTTGCTAATACTTACGAGATTCTGGACCCGGACGACGGCTCGACGGTGGTCGCCGAGGTACTGGCGACCGATACGTCTCCATACTGGCAGTTTACGATTAAGATATGACACTATACGCGAATAATATCGGCGCCTTCGCTACACGCGGCAGGTTTATATCCATCCCGCACCCGGGTACCGAGACGATAAGCGGCGACAACGATTTCGATACGGCGGCGATTGACAATAGAAGTGTCTTTCTCGAAGAGTTCGGGTCCTCGGCGACGTACCGGCCGGGTGTCCTGAACAGGTCGATTACCGTTATTGTCCGCCACGTCGAAGATGCCGGGCAGGCGGTATCCGGCTCTCGGCACCGCAGCCCGGTAGTCAATATCAAGGCGGCGAACGATTCGGCCATCGGGATATCGGCGGACGAGTTCGAGCCGGGCCAGATCATAGACGCCCCGCCCCGCAAGGGCGCCGACAACAGGGCGTTCAGATTAGCGAGGATAGTAAAGCAGAACGCGGCGTTCGTAGTTTACGAGGTGCACTGAGTACCCGCTCAAACGCCGCGGGGGCTAAGAAAGACAATATATGCTGGCGGTTCATTTGAAAATCGATGAGGTATCTTTGAAAGAGGCACAGTACGTCCTGCGTGCGATACCCGGCGGGTACGACCGTGTGATCAAGAGGGCCACCGGCCGGGCCATCGACCAGGCGTATACGAAATATAAAAGGGCGATAAGCCGGGCCACCACGCTCAAGCCCACCGTCGCGGCTAAGGCGATGACGAAAAAGAAATACAAAGACGGCGGGGCCCTGCTGGCAGACCCGGTACGGGCGCCCCTGGGCATGTTCGAGGCGAAGCAGATAAAGCTGTCCAAAACGGTGAAACGGAAAATACGAAGGGGGGTGGCCTCGAGGCTCGGCGGAGGGCTGGGGGTCAGGTACCGGATAGGGCGGATCCAAAAGATGATCGAGAGCGGCTTCATCGCGAAAATGGTCGGCAAAAAGGGCGGGGCCGGCGGCGACCTGCATGCGACGAGCGCCCAGCGCCGGGCCGAATGGGAGGCCGAGGGGCTGACTCCGGCGCAGGTGAGGAAGAAATCGCACCGCGGGATTTACAAGCGGACCGGAACAAAAAGGCTGCCGATTGGTGAGAAGTTCGGACCGTCCGTGTGGCAGGTCATAGTAAACACCCCCGGAATGAGTGAAAAGATACCGAAGGAGGTCAGTGTCGATTTCAATAAGCTGGTAAACGACCAGATGGGGGTGGAGTTTAAGCGCTGGGCTAATAAATAATTTGAAATTTCAAATTTGAGATTAAAGAATGGCTGAAACGATTCACGAACAGATCGCACAATGGATAACGGACGCAATAGACGGCAAGGCCGACCCGGCGGCCACGATGACGCTGAGGGCGGTAAGGCCGAAGATACTGGACTGGAGCGTCGAGGACTTCGTGCACGGTGACGTTATCATCGAGGCCGCGGACATAAAGACGCAGAGCAAAACGAGCCAGTCGAGGACGGAATTAGGGACGTGGGGTCTTTACGGCATTATACGACAGCTTCCCGCCGATACGGCGGCCGATACGGTCATGTCCCGGATGATCGAGACGATACGCAGGCTGCTTATGGCGGGCAATGTTGCGAGCCGGGCCTGCGGAGGCCTGGCCTATAACATCGAATGTTCGGAGGGGTCGTTCGACGTTATGACCGGCGGCGTTGTGGCCTTCGTTACGGCGGGCGTGCTTTATCCGACCGGACTGTATGACGGATACAGCTAATAATTTTATAAATAGAAATTTAAGATTTGAAATTTATTAAGGAGATAAACAAATGACGACACAAGGTTTTTCAGCCATCGGAACGGTGATCACATTCAACGGCAATATCATCGGCGAGTGCGAGAGTTTCGACGGCGGCGGCGTCTCTGTCAATATTCACGAGATACTGACGACGGACAGCACCGACAATTACGCCGATGTGATCGGCGGCGCCCTCAATTCCGGCGAGGGCACGTTCACGTTCGTGTTCCAGCCGGCAAATAACGGCAATTACGACCTGCTGAAGCAGGATGCCGAGGCCCGGACGAAAGGGACGCTGCTTGTCACTTTCCCGAATACGGCCAATTTCAGCGGCGATGCGATAATATCGAACCTGAAGTTTCCGGATTTCTCCGAAGCGGATGCTATACCGAAATTTACTGCGACGTTCAAGCGCGCCAAGAAACATACGTTCACGCCGTCTTAATCAACCGGCGTGCGATGAATGATTGAAGCGTTTGTCGGGATAAAAAACTCATGAGATATATGAGACGGTTACATGACAAGCAAAAAAATAAGCATATAAGGAGAGCATTAATGCTTAAGGCCAAAGAGATTAAAGAAGCGTTCATGAAAGAATCGCTCAAAAAGGAAAAGCATCCCCTGCCCTGGGCCCCGGAAATCGGAGTCATGGTGTATGAGCTGACCAGCTACCAGTTAGAGACCTGGCGGGAATTCTGCCGCAGCGACGATGATAACATGCGCCGGCTGAATGCGGCAAAGCTGCTGCAGTATTCACTGCACGACGAAGACGGCAGCCCCGTATTCGGCGAAAAGGAGATAGCCATAATCGGCGGCAGGCCGGCCAGGATGATCGAGCCCCTTGTCAAAATAATACTGCGATTGAGCGGCTACGGCGCTGAGGCGGATATGGCCATACTAAAAAACTTGGGGAAGATCCTTGGCGCCTTTGGCTTGTCCGATTTGCTCGCGAGCAAGGATGCAGCGTCCCCGAGCTCCACCGACGATACACCGCCTACGACCTCAGAGAGCAGTATATAGCTGAGAAGTTCTGGCCGAGCGGCATCGCCGCCGAGGGTATGAAGGCAGAGCTGACCGGCCTGATAATAGCGCAGAGGATAAGCTTCAGCGATAAAACGCAGAAGAGGATCGAACAGATATGGAAGGCACTGGACGGAACCTTAGAGATACCGAAAAAAACGAAGGCAAAAAATAATATGCAGACAGCAATCGAAACATTTTTCAGATAGTGGCTTTAGCCACATAAATTTATGTATCTATATTTTAAGTGCCTGAAGGCACAAGGAGAACTATTATGACCATTGGAACAGGCAGGCGAATAACGAAAATATGCAAAAGGCAATCGAAACATTTTTCACTGCCTCATAGGCAGGTGAAAATAAATACGAATGATTCGAATCATTTGAAAAGAAAAATGAGCACGAAGCACAATTTTAAGTGCCTGAAGGCACAAGGAGAACGATTATGACCATTGGAAAAACGAGAATTACGGGCAAGGCCGGGCCGATGATGGACCTGGCGATGTATTTAGCGACGGACCTGTCGGAGCTGGCGGGCCCCTTGAAGGTCGAAGCGCCGAGATGACTATACGGCACCGGGGCCGGGGCGGTGAACGTCATTTACGCAGATAAGGTGACATTAGCCGACGGGGCCAATACCACGCTGGACCTTTACGCATCGGGGGCGGAGGGGCTTCTGGACATATTCATGCGGGCCCTGACGATGACGGCGCTGAAGTTTCTGTACCTGAAGAACAACTCTGCGGACGCGACACTGCTGGCCTTCGGCGGGGCGGTATTGGATATCCCGATTATGGGGACCACATCCGATATCGAAAAAATCAAGCCGGGCGGCTGGTACTGCTGGGCTGACCCGTCGGCGGCGGGCCTTCTCATTACGACCAATAAGAACCTGTACCTCGAGCACGACGGCACGGGGTCATTGGCCATGATAGTTGACGTCATCGCGATGGGACTGGATTAAAAGAGATTGAATATCGTCGATTGTCGATTGAATATTGTAGTTTGAAGCCGCCTTCGGCGGCACTTCCTTAAATAGTAAATCGTAAATAGTAAATTTAAGATGGCTGATACTACTCGAAGAGTCGTGCTGGAGCTGCTGGCCCGTAACAGGGCCAAAGGCGAAATGGCGGCGTTCGGTCGCGGCATGGACAGCATCTACCGGAACGCCAGGCGAATGGCCGTGGGCCTTTTGGCGGCGGCGGGAATCGGCGGGATCGGGTACGTAATAAAGCAGCAGATGGCGGCCATCGATTCGACGGCGAAGCTGTCCGACCGGCTCGGCATAACGACCGAGGCCCTGGTCGGCCTTCAGCACGGCGCGAAGATTTCCGGAGTCGAGCAGGAAACTCTCAATAAGTCACTCGAGATATTCTCCCGCAGGCTCGGCGAAGTTACAATGGGCACAGGTGAGGCCAAGCGAGCGCTGGAAGAGATGGGCCTGTCGGCGGATGATATTATCGGCCTCAATATGGACGAGGCCATTTCGGTAATAGCCGATAAAATAAATAAGCTCCAGACGCAGTCTCAAAAAGCAGCGGTGGCCAACTATCTTTTCGGACGGTCGGGCCAGCAGCTTCTTAACATGTTCAGCCAGGGATCCAAAGGCATAGAGGCCATGCGTGAAGAGGTTGACAGGCTGGGGCTTTCCTTTTCGCGACTGGATGCCGCACAGGTAGAGGCGGCGAACGATGCGATGACCAGGAGCAGAGCGGTCCTTGCCGGGCTTTTCAGGCAGGTGACTATCGAGCTGGCGCCTTATATAGAGACGCTTGCAAACAAGTTCACCGAATTAGCTACAAGCGGAGAGGGCGTGGGGGCAAACGTAGTCAACATATTCGAGAACATGAGCCTGGCGGCGATCCGGTTCGGGGGAGTGATTCAGGGGACCTTTGCGAAGTATAAGGCCTTCCAGGCAGGGTCCCTCGAGGGCCTTGCGAAAATTCTCGAAATTTCAGCAAAGATTGAAAAATATACCTCCCTCGGCCAGGCACACAAACTGGGTCGAATAATTTCAGGAGCTGAAAGTCCTGCTGATATTGCAGCAAGATATAGAGATGTTGCAGCCGAACTTATGGCCGAGGCGGGTCGAGAGGCGCAGGCTACTTATGGCCAGGAAAATGCGGTCATGCGATTTTACGATGACTTGAGAAAAAAAGCCGAGGCCAGAAGACAGGCGCTCAAGGCCTCGGCGGCGGGAAGAAATGTCATCAGTTTTGGGGTTGAGCCTCTGGATGAAAAGGCGATGCAGGAGCATTACGACACGATGCTCAAGATGGGCGGAGCGTACCGGGAGATGCAGGAACGGATGGCCGCTCAGGTATGGCAGACGGAGGTCGATGCCATAGCGATGAGGATGGCGGAGGAAAAACAGGCCCGTGAAAAATCGGCCCAGGATGAAAAGGACATGCTCTCGGCCCGGGCGGACGCGTACCGTGACATTTACGGGCAGATGGGAAAGATGACGAAGAGCGCATACGATGCGCAGAGGCAGATACTCGCCAATATGTACGAGGACTATAAGAAGCTGAAGATTCCCGAAGAGGACCTGAACGTATGGATGAAGGAAAAGCAGCGGACATTGAGCATCGAGTACATGAAGACATCCGGGGGCATGGCCGAGGGCTTCGCCGCCGCGGGCATGACCATAAGGCACGAGATAGATAGCTGGGGCGATAAGGCGTACAGGTTCAGTATGTCATTTAGAGAATCGATAGCGAGCGGACTTGAGAACTCGATGCGGGACTTCGATAACTGGAAGGACCACCTTCTTAACGTGTTCGAGGAGGTTTACTGGTCGGCGGTGCGGATAGCGTTTATCGAGCCGATGGCGAAGGGGCTGGCGGCGGGTATGACTTTGGGTATGAGTGCGGGCATAAATGCATTGTTAGGCGGCGGCGGAGCTGCTGCTACTCCATCAGCTTTTTCATCTCCTCACGGCGGTTCGGCATTTCCAAGCGCACAACATGGTGGTGAAGTTCTGAGGTCAGGGCTGGCCGTCATACATAAGGGGGAGACATATTCGGGCGTAGGTAACGGCGGCGGGGTGACAAGTTTCGATGTCCACATACATAACGAAGGGCAGGAGAAATTAGAAATCAGTCGTGTAGAGAGTTATATCGTTTCAGACCAAAGAATCATAGATATCACAACAAGAGCGATGCAGACGGACGTTAAATACCGAAGGAGCGTCGCACAGGCGGCAAGATAAAAAATGAATACGTTTCCGGACATAGAGCGGAAGCCGGACTCCGAGGGCTTCGTGCATGAGCCATCAGGCGGGGCGGTGCTGATCGGCGAGACGGCATCCGGATACCCGGTATTGAACACGCTGGTCACCTTCGAGCCGGGAAGGATAGCATTCGAATTGCGGTTGGTCATCGATCCGGACATGCAGACCGTGATGCAGTTTTACGAGGACAATAAGGGCGTGCCGTTTTACTTTTACGATGACCAGAGCAAAACGACTTACGAGGTGTGCTTTACCGCAAAGCCGGGGTGCCGGCTGGACGGGACCCCCGGCCAGTGGCGGATATCGATAGAGCTCAAACAGACTTCGGCAGAAACTACTTAACCTTAAAGGAGAAATAAAATGAGCGGCAGTGCAACGAATTACGGCGGGTCAATCATATTAGATTGGTTATTTTCCAGTAATAAATATCTCAGCCTCAGCGAAGCAGACCTGACCGAAGATGCTTCAGGAAACGATGAGCCGGATGCGACAGGTTCTTATGCAAGGGCTTTGATAGAACCTGCGGATATGGATGATGCGGCAGTGGCAGACCCTGCGACGATCACTAATGTCGCTGCCATTGAATTTGCCGAATCAACAGCAGCATGGTCTTCAGGAGCAGGTGCTCTAACTCACTGGGGCATCTGGGACGCTCTTAGCGGGGGCAACTGCGAACTACACGGCGACTTGACCGTATCAAGGGTGGTCGATGCCGCCGGTATTACACTGAAGATTCCCGTTGGCGACCTGGATATATCCGCCGACTAAATTAATTAAATAAGGCCGTATCATGTCCGATGCCTACACGAAACTGTTACTGCATTTCGACGGTGCGGATGAATCCACAGATTTTATAGATTCATCCGCCTCCGCACATGCCGACACCCCGGTCGGTAATGCCCAGATTGATACTGCTTATTATGTATTCGGGACCGGAGCAGGATTATTCGACGGCACGGGCGATTGCGTAACCTTCGCAGACCATGCAGATTGGGACAGGGGTGCAGGAAATTACACTATCGATTGCAAAGTCCGTCTCCACGCTAACGGCAAAATGCAATGGATAGTCAGTAAGAATAGTGCCACGACTTATTACCAAATCGGATTCTTTGTCAATTCAAGCAACTACCTATGTGGACGATGTAATAAGTCTGAAGGCCCAACGATATTCAATTCAGTTGCAAGCAATCAAGCCTTGTCCGTCGATACCTGGTATCATGTTGCATTAGTCATTAACCGCACGACAAATAAGATGCAGTTATTTGTAAATG